CCGGGAGGCGAACCATTTTTAAGTAGCCTCAACCTTATCTACGGGGTGCATACTAGGACTTCACTGGTACACCCGGGGGTGACGTGGAAGGTGTGGGGCGGGAAGTCTAGGGAGAGGAAACTGTACCAGGTTACCGCCCTGGCAGATCCACTCTCATTATTCACATGTGTACAATCTACTATCCAAATAGCACACCATGCAATCATGGAGCGCATATACTATCATAAGGAGGGGGACGTGTGGGTACCACCATTCGTCCCTGATTCCCAGGGCGTGAGGGATGTGATGCGGTGGTTCACAGATCAGTTTCGTATGCGCGCGTTTCGTGCCACAAAGCTACCACAGGCGGAGTTCCCGCTGAGGTATGTTGGTCGTAGGAGACGCGTCTACGAAATAGCTCTGGAGAGCCTTGCCATCGAATCACTGTCGGCGAAGGACGCGAAAATCCGGTCTTTTATCAAGACTGAGAAGTTACCGTATGGTAAGAAGCCCGTAGTGCCCCGGGTTATTTCGCCTCGTTCACCCAGGTACAACCTTGTGTTGGGTTGCTACTTATCCCACCTCGAGCATGCCATCTACGACATTGTGGGTGACATCCTCGGGGGGAAAACAATCACTAAAGGATTGAATTCCTTCCAAACCGCGCAGTTGATGCATGACAAATGGCACAAGTTTCACTCTCCAGTCGCCTTCGGATTGGATGCGTCGAGGTTTGATCAGCATGTATCATCACCAATGTTGTCCTGGGAACATTCTATCTACCAGATGTTCTATGACAGGACGGACGGCGCAGATTTGCGCAAGCTGCTTCGCGAGCAGCTTCGGAACAAGTGCGTGTGTACCGTCGACGACGGCAGACTTTATTATGAGACCGACGGGACCCGATGCTCAGGGGATATGAACACCGCCTTAGGCAATTGTTTGATCATGTGTGCATGTGTGGCAACATACATGCGCAATGAATTGCCTGGTGTTAAATATGAACTCATCAACAACGGTGACGACTGTGTCCTTTTCCTTGAAAGTGGGGGCACACTCCCTGGCATAGATGAGTTCTTCAAACGCCTTGGCTTTATTTTGAAAGTTGAGGCGCCTGCATATTCCCTCGAGTCAGTTGAGTTTTGCCAATCACGTCCAGTTTGGGACGGGCGGGACTGGAGGATGGTTCGTGATCCAAGGACCTCCCTCAGTAAGGACTCAATTACGGTCAAGCCAATCGACGATGCGCGAGTGTACCCACGTTATTTAAAATCGATAGGTGATTGTGGCCTGTCGCTCACGTACGGTATTCCTGTTTTGCAGGAGTACTATGACGCGATGCGGAGAGCTGCAGGTGGCGTCAAAAGCCTGGAGGATCCTTGTCTAGAGACTGGATTTGCTCAGATGGCCAATGGCTTGTCCCCGATGGGATACACCTCTGTCACTCATGATGCGAGAGTGTCGTTTGGGTTGGCCTTTGGGGTCAGTGAGGAAACCCAACTACGACTCGAGTCATACTATCGTGCACTTGATTTGCGTTATGCGGTCGGGAGGGCTGGTTTGCCCACCCCGAAATGGTAGCATTGGGTTGCATGTTTAATGACCAAAATCGGTTACTTCCGTGCTATTAAGAATGCCAAGAGACTGCACGGCTCAACGCTTTAGTTACATGCGATGGACAGTCCCACTCTAGTGTGTGGCACCCAATACGACACTAACATGAAAAACAATACAAACAATAAGTTGAAAAAGAAAGAACAGAAGACGAAAGCACCTGTGGCCGTTACAGCCGTTGCCCGTACTACTCGTCCAGTTTTCGGTATGAAGTCTGGCACCATTAGGGTGTCACATAAGGAGTTCGTCGGGACCCTTTCTAGTCTGGGTTCCTCGGCGTTCGTGATGATGGGGGCCTCTTCCCTGACACCCGGGTACGACATTAATCCCGGGTGTAACGCGCTATTCCCATGGCTCAGTGGGATTGCGCGTCTTTACGAGAAGTTTAGATTCTCCAAACTCTCCTTTAGTCTTGTGAGTTCTAATCCGACCTCTACCGCAGGAAAGGTATACATGGCTGTGGACTATGATTACGATGATGATGTGGCGTCCAGTAAGGTCAACCTCCTAACCAACCACACCGTTGTGCAGACTTCGGTGTGGAATGATTGCTCACTTGAGGTGGACGCTCGCCTCATGAATCAGAACATGGACTGGAGGTACACCGTTGCCAGTGCCCATCGCTCTGGCGCTATCGAGCCCAGAACCACCTTCGGTGGATTCCTCATGGCGGCCACCGACGGCGCGAGTGCAACGTGCACCTTTGATCTTTGGGTTAGCTATGACGTCGAATTCAGCATTGAGCGACTTGATGAGAATTTCGTCAGCTCATGCTCGTCCGACACGGTGGCGCCCCTCGCCACCTCTGTTGTTGGCACCTACACTGTGCCCTTTTCCTCCCCCCCTATTAACGTTCCAAGTACCATGCGGATCGTTAATCGTGGGGACATCAATTTCCCGGCCACTTCCTCAAGTTGGGCGGGTGCACAGTGGATGCTTGACCTGACGACCGCGGGGTTGAATTTTATCAACATCGT